ATAGCAACAATGCAAATGAAGTGTATGGATATTATGAAAAGTGTGGCACCAAATTCAATTGAACGTGTACGTATGGGAGCTATCTCATATAATATTGGTCAATTATATCGCCGTGTTCAACTGACACCACGAGCTGGTCATGCATATCGTAAGCGTCCTGTCGTACTTAGATTTTATGGAGCACCGGGTATTGGAAAGACATATTTAATTAATTTAGTATCGTGTGATGCAATTTCTACTATTTTAATGCTTGACGGTGTTAAAGGTGAAGAATTGCAGGAAGGATGCCGAAATTATGAACAATATGTTTATTTCAAAGCCCAAGGTTCCAAATATGAGACAGGATATAATACGATGAAATCACTTGTATATGTGTGGGATGATGCTAACCAAATATCACCAAATATGGCTGGAGAAAATGCACTTTTCCCAATGAACATCATTCATATGAATAATTCGCATGATTTGACTTTGAATGTTGCTGAAGTTGATAATAAGAAAAACGCCAAATTCAATTCGCGTCTTATTATTGCAACTGATAATCAAGATACACCAGCAACATGGTATTTGGCTAGTGAAGACGCATATCATAGGCGACTTGATTTTGATTATCTTGTTACGGTCAAACCAGAATATTTGAAACTTGATGCAGTTACGAAAGACAATCTTATATCTGTTGTGGATACAACAAAATTAGAAGGATGTGTGAATACACATATATATATGTTTGAATGTAAACGTACAGGTAAAGTTATGGATTATGAAGAAATGATTTCTACTCTTAGACGAAAGTTAAATGATGTAGATGATGATTTCAAGAGAACTGTTCAAAGTTTCAAAAATTATTCTGTGAGTCGTCTTGAAACGATCCTAAATGATATGAAGAGTGAAGGCTTTCAACCAGAACCCATTATGTTAGAACGAATGGGAGGTGAACTACGACATCCAGATTTAGAGACTGATGCTTCGAATCTACCTCGTGCATTTATAAAACCAGAAGCGTCTTATTTTACTGAGCCAGTTGATCCATGTATTAACCGTAAAGAGAAATGGTTCCATAAGGTACAATATTATTGGAATCTTTTCCTAGTATGGTCTATGCTATATCGATTTAAAGACTGGTTTAAGAAAAATCCAAAGACGAACTCTGCGTTTATTCTTGCATCGGCAGTTGGTGTTATTTTAGGAGGTTATGGATTATACCGTTGGTATAATTCTGACAAGAAGAAGAGATTTAGACATCGTGATCAGCATACGTATAATCCTGGAGATGCATCAACAGGCAAGAATAGTACGAAACCACCGCCAAAGAATGTTCCGGTTAAAACAGCACCAATGTTTAAGAGCACAACCAATAGTGGTGTGAGTACTGTAGAAAGAAGAGAAATCACCACTTTTGCAAATAATTCAGATATGCAGTTGACCTCAAATAGAGCTTATTCATTGGCTAAGAAATTATGTAGCAATGCATATTATATCCAGTTTTGTTTAAAACATAATGATGGTATAATGGTAGGTGCATTAAATGGTTTCTTCATCAAAGGTGGCTTGTTTATTGTTAACCGACATTTGCTTGAAAGTGTAACATCGTATGACCAATATAAACAGGGTTATTTTAATTTGTTTAACGTCTTCCAACAGAAGAGAAAAATTCCAGCAGAAAGTGTAGGAGTTACTCAATTTCGGTATGAGGGCGATGATGCAAATTATTATGATCTTATTTGTTTAGATTTTGGTACTACAAACCAAGTTAACCAACATAGTGATTTAACGAAATTCTCAGAGAGAGAAGAAGATAGCAACTTCTTTGATGCTGGACATTTCAATGAATTGAATGGTGAAAAAATTATGGTTTGTGTTCCTATGTATAATGGTCAATGGAAGAAGGACGGTACAGAAGATGCATTCACTGGTAGAACAGCTTGGTATATGGAAATTCAACATACTAAGATAACAAAATGTTTAGAAGGAGCTATGACTGCGAATGGGGCTTTAGGTCCGATAACATCATTTAATACTCTTCAGTATCCTATGCAAAGTGTGCATGGATATTGTGGAAGTGTTATTGTTTCAAATTCTTCTAATCATGGTGGTCGCATTTTGGGTATCCACATGGCAGGTTTTGCAGAAAATGATGTTAGTTATGGACAATTTATAAGTGCCGAAATTATTAAATCATTGAATGCAGAATGCCATGTTGGTTTCACGCATTACTTTGGCGACTATAAAACAATTCTTGATGATACATTTCAACGAGTAGGTACTATTGATAGACCTATTTATACGAATGCTAAAACAGGAATTGCACCATCGTTATTCCATAATGAAATCTTCCAGACTACTAAAGCACCAGCGAATCTCGGATTTACAGAAGAAGGAGAACATGTTGTGAACAAAGCTCTTAAGAAATATATGACACCATCTGTAGGATTTACTCAAGAACAAAGAACAATATGCCTAGCCCATCTACGAACACGATTTCGCCCTACGCGCAATATTAGCGAACTAGATATAAATACAGCAATATCTGGAATTATTGGGCATCCATATATTCGTGGCATAAATAGAAAGAGTAGTGCAGGTTATCCTTATGTACATCATACAACTGTAAAAGGTAAATATGATTTTCTTGGGAAATATGATAATTGGGTTTATGATCACCCTCTTGTTTTGCAAAACATAAATGATTATAAGATGAATGTCAAGCACTACAATAGACCGCAGTGTTTATTCATATCAACTGCAAAGGATGAGTTACGAACGTTGGAGAAAGTGAAAGCAAATAAAACACGCAGTTTTGCTGCTGCTCCACTTCATTATGTAATTCTTTTTAGACAAAGTTATTTGGATTTATTTTCAAATATTATGGAAAATCGAATACATAATGGATCGCTAGTAGGTATAAATCCTTATTCTCGTGAATGGGATTATCTAGTCATGCAACTACAAGCTATTGCGCATCCTTATTCCAATCAATTCATTGCAGGTGATTATTCAAATTTTGACGGAACATTGGGTACTGATATATTGTGGGTTATACATCAATATATTGAAATGGTCTATAAGAGAAATCCTGAACAATTTCAATTATCACAGGCTTTATGGAGAGATATAACCGCTTCATTCCAAGTTTTCGGTAACACAATTATTCAAATGATGCGAGGACAACCATCAGGTAATCCTGGTACTGCTATTGTGAATACCTTGTTTAATTCCAGTATAGTTTTTCTAGCGTTGCATGAAATACTTGAGGATAAAGGAACTGTAGACGCTTATATTATACAAGAGAATCTCACGAGTCATTATTTTGGAGCTTTCTATGGCGATGATAATGTTATAGCATTTTCTGATAAATTATGTGAAATCTTGCAACCAGCAGATTTACAACATAAATTAGCGGAATATGGTTTGACTTATACCACCGACCTGAAAGATAGTACTGCTTTTACGTATAGAAAACTTACTGAAGTTACTATATTGAAAAGAGGATTTGCTCCAGATGAATACACTCGCACCTGGATGGCGCCATTAGAACTGGCATCCATCATGGAACCGCTTAATTGGGAAAAATGTGATCATTCTGATAGAGATAAACGAATTTTGCAAATGCAATATAACGCTCGTTTAGCAATTAGAGAATTGAGTTTGCATCCAGAACATGTGTTTAAACAATACGTTCCTGCAATAATTGCGTGTTGTGACAAATATGATGTCGAATTGACAGCAGATTGTTATTACACACAACAGACTCTTCGAAAAATGTTAAAGCGGGGTGATAATTTGACTTTGTTATCTGATGATATTTCGTATCAAGTCACTATTCTCAAAGGCACAAAAGTAAGTTTTGAAAACTCAGCGATAGTCGCTGACGAGTTCGATACTTTAGATTGGCACTCACTTGTAGCAAGTGACTTCCCAATCAACATCAATATTTCCAATATGGAACAGGGTAATGGTGTTTACCATGGAGAACGCCCTGGGAGCAGCCCTCTCGAAGATTCTCAACCAAAAGGATTGAACAAGTTTTATCCGACTGTTCATGGTAGTATAAGGATAGCTACAACAACAGAAGAAAAGAATGTTCTCTCAGCACATTCACAAGAAGCTGAGACGGTCGGTCAAGTGCCTTTTCTTGACAAAACGGAAGAATCAACTACTGGACAACAAATTGTGTCATTCTCTACACAATTGGCTCCAATTGTTTCCACCATTCCAGAAGTTACAACAATTAGTAACGACGTTATGGCCAATGTTGCGGAGAATCGAGATCATACGATTAAGGACATTATATGTCGTGAGTATAAGTTTGATTCGTTTACTGTTCCTATTGGTGGAAGTAGCGGAGAGGTTTTAAAGAGATGGGATGTTTTATCGTTGCTTTTAGCGCAACCCAACGTTGCTGACAAATTGAAAGGATTTACGTATTTACGAACGGATGTTTATATTCGTTTAGAAATTGCAGTACAACCTTTTGTTAGCGGTGGTTTGATGTTGACACTATTTCCAGATATAACTTCTGAGGCGATTGATAACAGATTAACGCGTATACAACTGTCAACAGCACCAAATCTTCAAATTTCAAATCCTTCATCACAAACTATGCAGATTAGAATTCCATTTGTTTCGCCATTTTTGGCAAGGAATTTAATCAATGGAAATGGAAATATTGGTACAGTTATCTTATCTAGATTATGTCCATCAACAATTTCTGCTTTCAATATTACAGCATACGTTAGTGCGGATGTTGATACTGTTCGACCCGAGTACCCAACTATAGTGTCTCCTCCTGTAGGAGTCATGGAGTTGGAAAATAGGATTAAGCAGTTGACGGTATCCTTACAAGGTTTACGAGAATTAGAAGCGATCTATAATGAAAAACTTCCACAAATGCATGCGGATACTGAAAGTTCAAAAATTCGAAAGAGCGGAGCGATATCGGGTATTTTGAATACAGCTGGGAAAGTAGCGACAGTTGCGAGTGGAATTCCGGTTATTGGAACAGTAGCATCGACTATAGCACCTTTCCTGAAGATTGGTTCCAGTATAGCGGGAGCTCTTGGCTTATCGAAACCACCAAATGATAAACCAGTTACAGCAGTTAAATGGAAACCAGGTGATGGACATTTATCTGCTCAGGGCTCGAATCCTATGCATTTGTTTACTTTAGATCAAGGTTGTGGAGTTGATACAGTGTCAGGTGAGTTTGGTTCAAATATGGATGAAATGTCAGTACAGGCCATAATGAGAATTCCCAGTATTATTGGTGATTTTGATTGGTCCACAAGTGATGTGACAGGGAAAATTTTATACCGAGCACCATGCACTATTTCACAATGTATCATTCAAGGTGATGATGTGTATATGACTCCTCAGATGTGGTTAGCATCAACTATGCAAAATTGGTTAGCGTCTCTTATTTTCGATTTCGACGTTTATGGCACTCATTTTCATAAAGGTAAATTAAGGTTTATTTATGCTCCTATGGATGAAGGAACGCATAACGTTGGTTCAACTTTACCGCCAACAATTGTTAATTTGGGAACTTCAGCCGTTGTAGAATTTAGTGGAGATCATGTAAATCATTCACAACGTATAGAGCCTGCTACGAATACAAATATGAAATATGTTCCAACGCCTGTTGAATCGGGTAGTGGTTCATCATTGACACAATTTCGTGGTAGTCAATATACTGACATTTGCAGTTTTGGAACGTTGTATGTTTTAGTAGAAGTTCCTCTCCAAGCGTCTCCAACAGTTTCTGATAAGATTAGCGTCATTGTGAGTTATTCAGCAACGAACGTAAAATTGTCAAATCCAACGACAGGTTTGAATTTTGTTCCACAACTTCATATGGATTCAAATACATCAACATTAGGAACTGAGTATAATAAGTATTCTCGTTCTGAAAGGATGGAAATGGAACCAGATATGGTTGTTGGTAATTCAGCTCAAATCCGTGATCTTACTAACATGAAATTAACAATGGGTGATGAGTTTAATCATTTAAATAAATTGCTCAATGCTTTCACAGTCTTTGCTCCCACAATTAGTGTTCCGTCTAAGGGCATATTGAGAATGGCGCCATTTGCTTTTCGTACTTTAGAAGAGACTGATCAGTACAATCTTGATCTTATAGATTATTTTGCAGTAGGTTTTGCATTTTTTAAAGGAAGTATGAATATAAGAATGGTTAGTAAGGTTGGAAATATGGATGGTGAAGCGTATATATCAACATCATTTGGAAATCAGGCTCCTAGTGGAATACCATCAGCAGGTTGGTTCACGTTTGGTTCAGGGTTGTTTCAATTACCTCGCGGAGGAAGTAGAGTTGTTCCTATTTTCGATTCAGAACGAGCTGTCGATTTTTCTATTCCGTATTATCAAGGTTTTCATATGGCGAGAGTTGTTCAACCGACTGATGCGTATGCAGCAAGTTATTCTCGTGGTACTTTGCCAACGCAGTTAACATACGCGCCGTATTTTTCTCCAGACGTTCGTCTTTTTAGATCAACGGGTGAGGACTTCAAATTTGGTTATATTTGTGGTCTTCCTAAATTCAAGTTGGTTGCATCGCGCATCCAACAAACCGTTGACGCTGCATCTACTGAAGATGTAGTTTAATTTAATAACCATTAACAAATCCTAAAGTTTGGTAATCAATAAGCGACTATGTCCGCTTTAGGTAACGATGTGATATAAAACCGATCATCGTTTTATTTTTAATTCCGTTTCTTTTGCTTATAGCATTTGGGGAGCGGTACCTAGTTTTAGGAATAACAAAGTTAAGTCTCCGTACTATACAGTATGTTTTCTGTCTAGCTTAAATGTCAAGGAAAACATTTACCTTATGTACTGTGTAGATGGCTTATTGTTTGTTTTAGAATTAAGTTTAAATTCTTTGTTAACAAATTGCTC